CAGTTCTCTTCAAGTCCTCTATCTGCTTTTTAATGCTATCAGGTAGGAATGGATTGTCTCTATAGGTAGACTTAATCAGTATGCTCTCCTCAGTTGGTAGGTCATAAAGCCAGGAGGATGACTCAGAGGGATTGTAATCAAAGATTAGCTTATCTTCTGTTCTCATGTTCAGCTGAGTAAAGTCATCATAGAATAACTCATTAGCCTCATTGCACCATGCCACATCTCTCTTCCTACCTCTTATCTTCTGCTCATCATCTACACTAAAGAACTCTACTATAGATCCATTAGGGAATGAGTAGATATGCTCTGACTTGTTATGATTACTTATCTCATAGATGTCCATGCTCTTCATGATCTCTAGAAAGTCTCTCATGACTGTAGCTCTCAGTGCAGGGAATGTCTTACGAATGATTGACACTACCTTATTCTTATTCTGATAGCAGTAGACTATTAGCATCTGACAAAGGCTGTAGGTCTTAGAGCTTCTACTCCCTCCCTCATTGATAATGAATCTTAGTGCAGGATCAGTGAGAGCTGCATAGTTCTTTTGGAATATAACGGTACTATCTATCTCCATTGGCATAAGCATAAGCATAGGCTAGCATCTCCATCTGCCTACTATCACTGATAATTGCTATCCTGTTAATCTTTACAGGCACTCCTTTCTTAGAATAGATGTAAGCCTCAACAGCTTGACACATCATTTCAATCCTTTGCACTAGTGATGATGTTAACTTTGATTTCAGAGATGTCCTTACCATTGGTAGTGATGTCTGATTTCTCAGTTAGATTGTTTAGTCTCTGAGTGATGGATGGATTGTATTGACCAACCATGCCACCATTAATTTGGTCTTGGCGGATCTCTTTTCTTATATGCGTACAGACGACCTTATATTCTGAATATCTATCTCCAGCATTATCAAAATAGTTATGGATATCACCATACTCTTTAAATGCCCATACCTCAAATCCATCTAATGTCAAAGGTACTTCTAAAGGTATAGCTACTATCTCTCCTGTCTTATTAGATAAGCTGTAAGAATGTCTAGGATTGTCTTTAACTTTCTTTTTATATATAGCCCAAAGCTCCATCATTTGCTCAGGGGATTCTAATGTTCTCGGTCTACCTGCCATTACCCTTGTCTTGTATAAAGTTTCTTATAATTCTTACTTGATTTCAACTTAGAGGTCTTACTCTTAGCATGAACACCTGGTCTCTTCACCTTAGGCTTTCTAGCGAATGATATGCTACTCTGCTTCTGTGCCATCCTCCTCAGTTACTTCAGGCTCAGGTATTGGTCCTTTGACTGCTTTATACTTCACTACTTTTGGTTCAGATACTGTTGGCTCTTCAAACATATAGCCTAGACCTATAGATACAAAGTAATCATATCTATTAGCATCTAAAGTAATCCTATTACCTTTGTGGGAGATCTTAGCTCCAATGTACTCATCTTTAATTTTCATCTCTTAATTGTTTTAAATCGGTTTTAATCTCTTGTATCCAATAATGAGCAGATGTTACAGGTATTCTGAAATATTCTGCCATTGCTCTAGCTGTACTGTATCCTTTATCAAAATAACATTGAAACACTATCAGCTTAATCCTATCTGTAATCCTCCCTCTATATGTCTCTATCACTGCCATGTTGTTCTGATACTGCATATCATCTCGTATTTTATCCCATAGATCAGTATCATCATCCATCACTATCGGCATAGTACTATCTGTAGCTGTCACTCTCTCTTGCCTATTAGTTAGTGATGTAGACCATAGTATTTGCATCTTAATAGTATTTAATAGATATGCTTTCACCTTACCGGGATCAGTTACCTCTATATCTATATTACATAAATATAAAAAAGAGTTATTTATTACAGCATCGGCAGATATTGTAGACTTCATTCTTACTAGAAAATAGTTAGTGTATTTCCTTATCTCTTTATAGTGAGCTGATATGTAGTTGTCAAGTATAGGTCTCATACCATTGCTTGAAATCCTTAAGCCATATCTTTCTCCTCACACTACCACAGAAGCATTCCTTTTCATAACCAAGCAACCTATCTTTTATAGCCTTAAGTTTTATTAGATGAATCTTATAGGATTGCTCTTTCTCAGCTAAACTGAATACCTGTTGTATTATTACTTGCTCAGCTTCTGTAAACATTCCTGTAATATAAACGACAATAGAGCCACAATAGTTGCCTGAGCAAAAGACCAGGTGCATAATAATGTTAGCCAAAAAGATACGCATTTGATACAGGTAGCAGAGGAATGCAGATACATTGCTAGAATGCTAGGTTTGAATTTGCTATAGATTGAATCAATCAGTAGCTGTAATGGCTCAAAGTTTACTAGAAACCATGATATTGCAATGTAGGTTAGTATGTTCATCTGCCAAAAATAACAAAGGCAGCCATAAGACTGCCATAAAGTTATTAATTATTTAGATAATTTTTCCACCATTTGAGGTAGAACTGCTCGTTTACAGCCTTTCCATTGGTGAATCTCCAAATGGAGCAGTAAGAGACACCGATATCCTCAGCATAATGACTGAGCTTATATCTTTGGGTGAGCTTAGACTTGGTCTCTTTAATCATAAAGTCTTTTAAGCTCTGCCCCTTAGAAAGGGAGATCATCTGCAGGATTATCAGGTACATGAGCAGGAGCTACTGCAGCTGCAGTTAATAGATCTATCTTCCATAACTCTAATGAGTTGAAATGCTTATCCTGCCACTCTCTACCTCTCAGATTGAATGATGCCTCCACCTCTTCACCTACTCTACAGCCATCTAGTAGAGCTGTCTTATCTCCTGTAGCCTGTAGGGTGATGTATTGAGGATATTTGCCATCCTCTACTGTTATTACTACTTCTCTCTTAGAGAACTTCTCAGTCACCTGTACGGTATCACCTATCACTTTGATAAGTCCTTTTACTTTGTAATCATTCATGTTATTGTTTTTATTAAATTATATACTCCTATTATTATCAATCCATACACTACTAGTGCTAGGATCATTGCCATTGTTTTTTCGGTCATCATTTATTATTAAGTCTATTAATATATGTCACATAATACTCAGTGCAGTGATGCAACCGTACCTTTATCTCCTCCTCAAGCTCCAGGTCTCTAGTGAAGAGTAGAGTAGTGATTCTCTTCTCAGGAGCTATATGATCTACCTGATGTAGTGATAAGTTCTCCCATTCATTCAGTAGAGATGGGTGAGTAGAGACCATGCAATAGACTAGACTAGCATAGTTCTTATCATATAACATCATGTAAGCTCTTAGTTGCCACTCATAGAGTTTCTCTATACCCTCTTCAGGAGTAGCAGGGAACGTTTCTAATGACCATGAGGTCTTAATGTCTATGATTTGGTCATCTAGAACTATATCAGCCTCTCCTGTGAGCCATTCATTGTTTAGTCTCTCAGTGTTCTTAGAGTAGTTGCTGAACATTACAGAGTTGAATAGAGCAATAGAATCATTCTCTTGCAATTTGCCCTTATTAATATACTTGTTATTCAGCTCTACATTATAACCGTAGAAATCCTGCTTAGCTACTGCTCTAATGTAGCTCTTAGTAGTTTCAGACAACACCTCAGACTTAGTCCGAGATGCTGTCATTAGTTTGCCGAGTGAAGATGGATGCCATTTCATAGTAACATAAGTGCTTTAAGTTGTAAATCAGTTAGCTCAAAGGTCTCTCTTAGCTTAGGAATAGTAAACTTACCATCTTGAATAGATACAAGTGCCTCCTCAAATCTCTCCTTAGATAGACCAGGCTTAGCTGCCTTAACAGGTACACTAGCCATGTTAGCATCATCATCTAAAGATTGCAAACACAAAAGACTAGACAAACAGTACCTACGAAAGTAAGTAACTGCAGATCCTACTTGCTGAGGATTCAATCCTGCAGGTAATTCCATACATGACTCTATTGACTCATTAGAATCTATGCAGATAATCTGAGTACATACTGAATTGCCTTGAATAGGCTGTAGTAATAGTAGACCATTCTCTAACAAGATAGGCTCTACTGCCTCAGTAATTGCATTAATGTCACTGTATGACTTTTTAAAGTGGGGATTGGTAGCATTCTTAGCTACTTTGCCGATTGACTGCTTAGCTTTGTGGAGCTTTTGGTGCAGAGTTAGTACAGGTGCTGATACTACAGCTTTTGTTTTTGTTTCCATAATATAGATTTAAATTATTTCTGTAAAGATAGTTAATTATTTTATATCTGCAAGGAAATTACAATAAAATATCATAAATTCATCAAAAGTTCTAGCAATAAAGTATGTACCCCCTGCAGCTTCTATGCTTTCCTGATACCTCTTCTGCACTTCTGACTGCCTATCTTTACCATATTTCACCTCAATCTTAACTGACCTACCTCTAATGGTGGCAGATATATCAGCTGAGCCTTTAGTGGAGGTGCTAGGAGTCCATGTGCCTTTCAGCTGTCTAGTATTCTCACCTACCTGTATCTTCTTACCCTCTCTATATACACCCATTGTATTAATTCTTTCAGCTTGATAGCCTGAGAAATTTATAAAGGCAGTGATACATTGAGTCAGTGCATTAGCTGAGTCATCTTTCCAATTAGATAGAGGAATGTAAGCATTGTTAGGATATTTAGCTGATAGGCTAGCTAGTTCTAATGCTTTGAGAATTGCTTTATTTTCTTTGTTCATTTTATATATTTAAAAATTACATACACAATTAAAATCATTATCTAAATCTAAATCTAATTTGCCTGTTGTAGGTAATTCAGATAATTTTACTAAATCACTAATTGATTTATGACCTCTAAAAGATGTATTACCATATTTTTGCTCTTCTTTTTTAAACCAATCAATAAATCTAGTTCCAAATTTTATATTATCAATTAAATTATTATCAGACTTTTTCCAAAATAATTCACAATTACCAAACTGCCCATGTAATTCTAATTTAAAAGATTCTTTTTGCCAATAATTATTCAAATCTATTTGAGAAATAGGAGTATAAAAATCAGTTAATAAAGGATATATTTTTTGTTTTTGTTCTTTAATTTCAGCCCATGAAATTCTTTTAGGCATATCTTCTTTTCTAAATCCTATAGCTATTTTATAATTATTTACTCCAAAAATCTCATCACATAATTTTTTAGATGGAGTTGTTTTTAAATTTTCAGAGCAATAAGGTGCATTTTGATTAGGCAATCCTTTAAATATTCCCTTTGTTTTATGTTCAATCATTTTAGAAAATGTTTTAGCACTCATATCTAATTCATCCCATTCTACAATTTTATATTTTATTCCTGTTCCTAAATCATTTGAATAAACACCCTCAATTTTAATCAATGGCATATGCCAATATTTTTCAATATTTTTTAAAAAATTAATTGTTTCAGGTCTTTCCATTCCTGTATTACAAAAAACAAATACTTTTTTATAATTAGCATATTTTTCATTTGTTTGAATATGTCTTGCCATCATTGCAGAACTTCTGCCACCTGATACTGTAACCATTAAATTCATATCAATTATAGTTTACTGTATCCCAAATATCAGGATCTCTTTGTGACTTAATCTCAAACCATCTAGCACCATTGCTAGATCCATCGACATACTCCTTACCATTGTATTCTGCATACTTCTTACACCATTTGTTGAAAGTTCTGTTAGTAAGGTACTTCTTTTGATCAGTGTACTCAGCTATAAAGTTCTCAAACATTGATACCTTATTTAATCTTTGGTCAAATCCTAAATTCTTATTATCTACCCATTCAATAAAGTCCTGGCTTGTCTCATTGATAAACTTTCTCAGCTCTAGATTCTTAGCCTCAGATTCTACTAGACCATTCTCTAAGTAATAATTTAAGCAGTTAATCATGTAATGGTCAAACCTTGCCCATTCCTGCTCATCCCAATCTTCAAAGAGCATATAGCCAAATTCATCAAATGGAGTATGATGTGTACCAAAGTAACTACTCAGCTCCACCTCAAACATCCTCCTCTTAAATGAGCCACCATCTGCTTTGATAGTGTAGTTAGTAGAGATTAGTACTTTAGGTGAGTCTTTTACAGGTAGTTTAATTGCATCCCTACCTTTGTATTCAATAGTAAGACCCTCAGTAATTATACTAAATAAGCTCTCAAAATTAAAGTTCTTTCTTACATCATCAAATGCTAGGACCTGGCAATCAGAAGATACAGTCTGATAGGGAAATGATTTATTTGAGTCAAAGGTCTTACCATCAATAGTGCTAACTTTTTTCATGTATCCTATAGCATTAATCAGAATCCCTTTGCCACTACCTCCATTAGGATTATCTGAGATAGTTTCATCATTTAGAATGATTGCTTTGTTATTAGCTGATGTCTTATAAGAATGTAGCATATAACCTATAATGCTCTTCATAGTATCATATCTCTCTACCTCCTGCCCTGAGATAAACCAAATGAAAGACCTAAACATTGACTCATGGTGATCAGCATCTATTAAATCTCTATCTATTATCTGATTATTCCATACATATCCCTTTAGCTCTGAGTATTCATATATCTCATGGTGCTTAGCAAATACTTTGACAGCTGCATTCTTATAGTAAATCATACCGTAATCAATGCCATCCCTCTCCATCTCTACATTAGCAGTATCTATCATGCTGAGGTATTGAGGAGTAAAGAGTTTAGACTTCTCAGCTACAGCATCAAATACAGGTATCCGATTTGATTGCACCAGGTACTCCATTACTCTATCTTTGATTTGAAACTCAGATACATGATTAATAAAGTTCTCATTCTTAGTAATAAAGACAAAGGTCTTAGTGTTAGCTACAGGATAATACTTATAGTACTGTAGATTCTCTAGAAATAGTTTGAATCGGTATGGTATAATCAATACATCACCTTTAAAATCATATTTCCAAAACTCATCTACTTTTATTACCTCCTTTATAGTCTGAATCTCTGACTCAATATTCTCTTTATTGTACTCTTTAAACTCCTCAAGTATTACAGCATCAGACTTGCCACTCAACACAAAGTTAATTAGCTTATCTTTTTTATCCTTATCCTCAAATTGCTTAGTATTAAAGTTAGCAGTCTTTTTATAGGCAGAATTTATCAAAGCTAGTATCTCTACAGATCCAAAATCTTTCTGCTCAAATCCTATAAGATAATTCTGACAGGTCATTCTATCCACTCCAAAATCATTGAAAGCTGCTGCTAATTTATACAGTGAGCTGTTCCTGTTCTGACTGTTATACTTCTTTTTAAACCAAGTCATCAGCTTATTAGCTATCTCATCAGTATCTAAAATCTTAATGTTAGTAATACTACCTACCTCACTGCTCTCAAATGGGATAACATCATAATCAATAATATAATTCTCAGCATCTAAATTAACATAGATATCAGGATCATATGATTCAAAGCAAGCTCTAGCAATATCCTTACCTGATTCATCTACTCCATTGAATACTGCAGATATCTGCTTAAAATATTCTTTATATTCTTTGTCATCCTGTACTATTGGTATTTTGACTAGAGCTTTCACTCCATTGCCTGATGGTGATGTCCAACAGGCAAAGATAGATTTGTGATTTTTCAGTTCTACAATCAGAGCAGGGATATCCTGCACATCATCAAAATCTAAAGTCAGTAAACCTGATGCCTTTCTTAAAGATGCATTATTTCTCTTACTGAAATCACCTCCAAAAGTAACAACAGGCAGCTGCATCTTAATAGATTTCCTTTCCTCTTTATCAGTAGAGAATCTAAGGTCCTTACATAACTGCTCAGACTTGCCATTCTTAATCCTATCTAGGTAGAATCCTACATCCTTATTCTGATAAGGTGATACATCCTTAATTGATTTGTAAAAAGTTACTTTCATAGTATAAATAA